CTCTATTTAGACCTGAGTAAAACACTCTGCCTGACATAGCTACTACAGTTGAGAACCTATCTTTAATAACTTCTGTAGCTAAACTTGAGGGTAGACTTTTAGTACCACCTGCCCTAGTTCTGTATGAACCTAAAGCACTTCTATCTCTGTTAAAGAAGTTAACTAGGTTGTGTCCTTGCCCTATTACAGAAGACCCAGCTTGAATGTTTTCCCACTCAGTAACAGAAAAGTTACCATCACTATCCTTACCTGCAAACCAAGATAGGTTTAATGCAGGAAATTCAAAAGGAGTTGTACCAACGTATGTGCTTAAGGCCGCTGCACCCTTCTCTCCAATCCAACCTGAGTTCCTTGTGTCGTATACTCTCTCGGCTGATACAGCGCTTTCAGCCACAGATTCACTTAACGCAATCCTGTTTGATAACCGCTTAAAATCCCTGCTTCTAAACGTAATAGGCTCTACTTTAAAACTCCAAACAGAATAACCCCTGGATGTATCTAGTGTAGCTATAATAGCTGTAGTCTCAAGGCTTGGGTGAGCTACAATAAGCATCCCAGATATAGATGTAAACTCACACTTGTCATCATTGATAGCCCCTTCACCAGTATATCCTAAATTAGATAGGGGTATGAAGCTAGTCGCAGAAGTAGTGGATGAGTTAAGAACCCAGCTAAAGCTTGTAAGCTGGTTACCAGAGTAAGGTATGTCACCTTTGTCATAGAAATGAAGTCTATTGTTTACCTGTACTACAAGGAGTTCTTTGTCTGGGATACCAGCTACGTTTGACCAAGTATCTACCTTAACTATGTCCGAGTCCCTGACACTAAACGTAGAGTTTACACCTGACTCTTCAAAGTCAATTCCTTCTCTTCTTTTCCTGCTACCATCCCTTTCAAGTAGACAATTTAGTTCATCAACTGAAGCATCGGCAGGAAACGTAAGTTCACCAGCTTCAGTAATTAAACCTTTGATAAATGTGTTAGTTACCTTCTGGTTCAAAGACTGGGGCATTAGTTTTCTTTTCCTTACGTTTGAGTCGGTCTTGTGCAAACTGCTCGCGTTTTATTGTAGGGCTAAGGGGTAGGTTAATATCGTAAGCCTGGATTGCTTTCTTAGCTGAAGCTATAGAACTGTACTTACCTGATAATTCGTAGGCTACCTTGCCTTTTGGTGAGGCAATCTCAAAGAAGATAAAGCCATCATTAGCCTTACGAATAATCAACTCTTGTTTTAACTTACTTAAGTTACAGACACAGGTTTGGTTAGCTGTATCTTCTTTAAACTCTACCATAACTACCTTCCGTATTTGTTTCTTACGTTCTCACGCCTAGTTCTATACTGGTCATTCTGAATGTAGGACTTTAATCTTCTAGCTGACTGCTCTACCTTAGGATCGGTACCTGACTTAAACAAAGAAAAAGCAGCCGACTTAGCTTCAGCTAACAAGTAAGGAAACAGTGTGTCATCTATGTCAGGTGTAAAATTATCTGAAATGGTAAACGTAGGATAGACTACACCGTAAGCCTGTGTCTTACTATTCTGAAGAGTGGTTTCTACCGTTGCTTTATAGGCGTCCATAACAATGTGTTCATCATCAAAAGAAGTGTACACTGTAGGCATTCTATCATTTAGGATAACTAGGTTAGTTCCTGACTTAACATCTGGAACCACAAGGGTGTTGGTTGTACCTGAGTTACGATTAAGAAATTCCCCAGGCTCTACAAAATAAATTTCTTTGTAGTTAGTTCCTGAGCTTTCATCTGTGTTGTACCTAAGAAAAAAGATTTCTTTTCCTACATACTTAAAATGAGTTGGTTTAGACGAATCAGATAAAGAAGTTAGTTTGATTAACTGCCTATGCTCAGGGATTTCTCTGGCTGAGATAAAGTTAAAGTATGTGTCTTCGATTACAGAAGCAATCTGCTCAGCCTCAATCGAGTCACTGATACTGTTGACTGGCTCTGAGTCCATGTCACTTAGGATACTTTGGACTAGCTCAAGGAGAGTTTTCTTCATTATGAGTTAACTCTTTCAAGGAGGATTGTAACGTCTAAATCTACATGAGAACTAGGCCCACCGTCACCTTCAATCTCAATTGGTGTATTAGCTGTAAAGGTATTATTACCAGTAGGTGTTAACGTATCAATATCACCTGCCGCTGAACCTGACTGGGTTACTGTAATAGTACCCATAGAAGCTCCTGCTGTATTCTTAACTGTAAGCACTAAGTCACTTCCTGAGATGGCTGCGCTTAGTGCTGTAGTAATATGCACTACTTTACAGGTTAAAGGAATAGGGACGTACCTACCAAAGGCTCCTGAAATGTCCGTTAGTTTAGTGCTAAGAAGTAAAGACTGGCCTTTCCAAACACCTGAACCTGAACCATTGGCTACATATACGTCCTCAGAGCTAGCTGTATCTGCTCCCTTAGGTTCGTGTAGGTCGGCCCCTGTTAGAGTACGATGTCTTACGTTAACCATTTAATTCTCCAAGTTAAAGTCAGTGGAGGAACCCCAAGTATTCCCTGAGGTTCCCCCACTTAGTTTTTTAGACTTCGATGTATTCAATCACCAGCTTAGCTGCACCAGCCGTAAAGGCCGCAGTTGCGTAGACAAGCGAGAGATACGAATCAGCTGCACCAACCGTAGCCGTGCCACCAACAAGAGCGCCGTTACATACGACAGCTTTGTTAACAGCCAAGTCAGCAACAGCAACAGCTGCGTCAATACCATCTGCGTCAACAGCAGAGCCATCAAGCTCCTGAAGACCAATACCCAGAGTAGCGGAGCCACCCGAAGTAAACGCAGTGGTGACAACCAGAGAGGCTTTCGTGATGTAGGAACCAGCTGGAATGAACGCATCATTCGGCTGTGGATCAACATCAGCAGTGCCTAGCAAAGTTGCGTCTTTAATCTCAAAGACAAGAGTTTTAATACCGTTACTAGAAGTGATACCGTTATCTCGAACAGCACCTTGAGCTTCATCCGTAACAATAAACAGACCGTCTGCATTAGTGTAAGACATATTTTAGGTCTCCTTTCCTATACCACAGAAGGCTTAGAAGCAACACGAACGATGTTCTCAGGTCGGTACAGTTTAACACCATAACGAGCCGTCGTAACATATTCGTGACGCTGCAAGTCTTTGTTATACTCATAGTCAACTTCTGGCATTTGTCTCCAAGCACCTACGAAGGGGGTGACAGTCGGAGCAGCGGAGAAGAACAAGTTAGCCTTACCGTTGTCAGAAGAGTAGTTAACATTGGCGTCGTCACGATCTGGCAAAGCACCGTCAGTAACGTCTGCAAGGTAGTTAGAGCAGTATACGTCAAAGCCATAGATGTTCTTAACGAACGTCATGCCCGTAGCGATACCATCTGCAACGATACCTTCATAACGTGGGTTGTTGCTGACACTAACGAGATTAGCAATCGTATTGATCGTATACTCGACAGACGGATCAACAATAGCAACCAAAGCCTGGTCGGGTACGTTAGCTCTTTTCAAAGCAAACCTAGCACGAGCAAAGTCTTCGATTGAGATAACACCAGCAGCAGCGGACCAACGGTGTTCTACACCATCAAGCGCTTCGTTACTGTTAGCCGAAACACCGGACTCAGCAGAAGCCAAGGTCGTCGTTTCGAAGTGAGCCATAATAGCTCTTTCCTGTTCAGGTACGAAACGTGAGATAAGCTGTTCACTGTAGAAGGTGTCTTGCTCTGCTTTCTTAGTGACATAAGTAGCAGACGACAGGTACTTGTCTACGCTGAAAGTAAACTGCCCCGTGTCCAGTGGACGGTAGGGAACCTCCGTATCTTCTGCGTAGTCATCAACCTGAGCCTGACCGATGGAAGGAATGTAGAACGTATCGCCATCAGGGAAACCCTCAAGCATACGCACATACTTCTGTGCCATCATTTCGTCTCTTAGAATTTCCTTAAGCTCGCCGGACCAAACTTCACCGCGAGTAAGGAGGTTAGTATTACCAGTGGTCATTACCATGATATTTTCTCCTAATTTCTAGTCTTGTTTTACAAAGGGTGAATTACAAACCAAATCTACTACCTAATCTTTCCCTATCGTCTAGGAGACTTTGTTGCGTCTTTGGATTGTAATAAAGATTTTTGTTAGTCCGTCTCAGGTTCTGGTAGTATTCCCAGTTTCTTTCCTGATTACCGGACTGCATGTTAACGCCTTCAGTTCTAATTGTGCCTGTGACCATAGGTTGGGTGTTCCTACGTTGCTCACCAATAAGCGTAAAGAAAGCTGTAGGGGATTCTGATGCAATATCTTGAAGACGGTTGACCGACATTCCCAATGCCGATGCCTTCTTTTCGATTTCAATTTTAGCTTCAGTTCCGTACATCTGCTCTAGTTGCTCATTAACAGAATTAAGGTTTTGTTTAACTGCATTCTGCTGGTCACGTTCTGTTAGCGTTTGCTCAACAAGGCTTTTAAGTGTACTCTCACTTTGGTCTGGCGGGGTGTTGCCTGCTTCAGTGCCACTAGTATTATTATTGTTGGACTGTACTTCAGTATTTACGTTAGTGGTATCCGTAGCCCTATTCTGAAGTTGTTCAAGCAATGACTTGGCGTAGTCCTGTTTACCTAAGTCTTCTTTAAGTTCCCTAAGTTGGCCCTCAAGATTACTAATGTAGGTATCGGCTTCCAGTTTACCTTTAGCTAATACCTCAGGGTCATTCCATTGCTGTCCCTTAGTCTCGACGAGTTTACCTAAAAATGAATCCTGTGGTTGGGTTTCAGTTTGAAAAGCTGACTCTGTGTTCTGACTACCATCTGTGGTTTGATCGGAGTCAGTATCAAAAACGGACATTGTTAATCCCTTTTGTTTAGATCAATTAGTTCAAGAATATCTTCAAGTACTCGGTTATACTCGTTGACGGCGATTTGACGAAACTCCCAATTAGGGATCTCGTAGTCCCTAACACCCTCTTTCTTTTTGTAGTGAGTGTTAAGAATTTCAGTTAGAGAATCGAATGCGTTCCTGTAATTAAGAACCTCAATTCGTCTCTTATCTTTATCTTCAGATTTAGTTCCTCTGAACCAAACTTGTTTCATTAAATACCCATCTCTTCTTGTACCATTAGGTTCTCTTGATTAACCGCCTCAGCATTCTGCATCTGAGTTTGAGTCTCAAGTTGTTCAGCAATAGAGATGTTTTCACCAAAGAGAGATGCCTCACCAAGTTCTTCAGAGATAATCTTAGCGAACTCCTTACCTGAGAGGTGAGCCGCAACGGTGGGATCAGCAGCTTTGATTTGAAATAGTTGAGTAAGGTTCTGAACACGTCTGGCCCTTTCGGCAAAGTGTCTAGCTCCAATAGGTACGATTTTACCTGAGGCAATAATGTCGTCCTTAGTAATGTCCCTAAAGAAAGCAACACCTGTGGCATCATCAATCACCTTAATAGTGTCACTAAAGTTCATATACCGTCTTGCTGTCTCAAGCATGGAGTTAAGAACTGGTTCTAGGAATACTCTTTCAAAGTGTGCTGTCTTGTGTTCGAAGATACGAGAAGCGGCATTCTGTAGAGACTGGACTTCAAAGGCTGTCTTTTCACCTGGGGTTCTGATACCCATAGCCTGTCTAGGTGCGCCAGACATTTCCTCCATCTTGTTCTCTAAGGTTTGAATCTGGAGGTCAGCGTTAAGTGCTGTAGCGTCAGGTACTAGATAGCCTACGTCACCTTCTTCACCTAGATAAATTCTAGTTCCAGGTTCAAAGTCAAAGTCTTCTACGTCACCTCTAATCTTCATAATAGGATAAGCAATTTGATCGAAGACATCTGCCTTAAGGTTCTCTAGGTGGTCAATCCTATACTGCATACCAACTAGGTTATCCAGTGGTCCCATAGCGTATAGGTTGTCAGGGCGAGGTCTCCATCCTGCGTGGAAGATAGGGGCATGTCCAAGCCAAGAAGGGTTCTCTTCGTTAGTCAGAATGTATGCTCTATCAACTACTGTAATAATACGGTCTACTTGGAGTTCGTCATTCTGGTAGTCAAAGATATCACCATAGAAAGTTAGGATTTCTACATAGTCAGACTCGTAGTAGTGTTGGATAGACGAAAAACCGTCAGCAACGTAACCCTCAGCTTTGTTAAAGGTAGCGTCTGAACCTCTTACTGAAGCTCTAGCATGAAGCATCTTATCTAGGATAGGCTGCATACTTTCCTTAGATGGGTCATCCTTAATCATTCTTTTGATTTCACCTAAGGTTTTAATTGTCTTAATAATCTTAGGTGCTTTAAGAAAGTCAGAAGCTGCTGGGTTAAAACAAATGTCGTAAGGGGAGATACGAACTACCTTAGGACCGACGTACTGAGAAATGTAATCTCCGTCTTCTTTAATCTTGTACCTATCTTCCCAGGCTACTGTAGCAAAGCAATTACCATACTGAATGTAATCATAGATAAGGTCAGAAGCTGTATTGACAAAGTCAGATTGCCTTACCTTGTTTTCCATATACGCTTGGATGGTGTCTCTTTTAGCTTTAACATTTGAGTCAACTGAAGACGCCTCAAACCTCATCCACTTTTGCTGAGGAAACAAAGAAGCAAAGTAGTTAGCATGAAGGTTGTCCATAAGCTGGGTGAGCTTAGGAGTAGTTGTTGTGTTAGACCAAGGGAGTATAGCGTTCCCTGTGGTTTTTGTATCAGTCGCGTAGAGGTAATTTCTTAAGTCTTTCCACTCTTCGATTTTTGTACTACGAAGTGTATCCCACTCACGCCACCTGTTAGCAATTTCAACAGCCAGAACCTCCGGCTCAACAATGTTCTCAATGTCTAAAGTTTCACCAGCCATTAGGCAGCACCTCTAAATCTGTTGTTAGCCCAAACAATATTGCTTCTATTTTTTCTGTTTAAGCTAGTAGACGGTTTAATAGCCATATCAATACATGAAGCCAATGCGTCGATTACGTCATCGTGTGGTGGGTTCCTACTTGATAGCTCTTCTTCGAGTATCTGAATGTTACCACCTTTGTAATGCCAAATTTGTAAGTTGTCGTATCTAGGTTCAAGAGTAGACGAAATACGTTCTTGCTTACTGCCGTGAGACTTTCCAGGTCTGAACTCATCAATGCTGAGAGACAGGCCGTGATCTTTAATCATTTCTTTTAGTTGTTTTACGATAGCTGACTGAGCTACTGTGACTTCAGCTCTGATCTTACGGAAGGACCACTTAGCATGTAGGTTAAGTATGTGTTCGAAGTAGTCTGAAATTCTTTCAGTTCTGAACCTATCTATGTCAATAACGTAGCAGTTATTCTCTCCGTCTACACCTACAACTACAATAGCTGTGTAATCAGCCTTACGGTTTAAACTAAATGCAAAGTCAACAGCTGCAAACACATTGATTCTACGGTCCTTATAGTACCAGTAACCATTGTCTCTTGTCAAGAACTTTCTTTCGAAATACTGAAACTTTTCTCTTCTAACTGGTACGTTGTCAGGATCAGTTGGGTCATTGTAGTACTGAGCTTTGAATTGGCTTTTGTCTAGGTACTGACCTCTTTTCTTAGCTAAGACTTGACGATCAAAACCAAACCACTTCCCATCTTTACGCTTTTGTTTAGGCCAAAGGAACTCACCATTACCTTCGCCACTATCTTCGACTGCTTTCTCGTATACTTCGTAAATTGGAATAGAGCCGTCTAGGTCTCCGTTGTCGTCGTAAGTATCCTCTTGCATTTGCATTAAGTCGTTATACAAATCTTTAGGGTGATACCGAGTGCCGACTACCCACTCCTTTGAGTTAGCTCCCTCGATGGATGACAGCAAAGAGTATTGACTTTTAACTCTTTCTCGCCCTTCGTTTGTGTAAGCATTCTCATATACAACTGCATCATCAAGCACTGCAATATCACAATGCAAACCTGTTAAGCTTGTAGTTAGGCCACCTGTAAAGACGGAAGGATCACGAATGTTCTCTTCTTTTCTTAGTGGGTGGTCTAAGCAAATCTCAGATGTCGTCCAACGGGTGCGCTTACCTTCTTCTTTGTGGACGTGTTCAGGCCAGTACCTTTGGTATGTGTCAGATGTAAGGATACCTTTTATGAACGACAACTGTTTCTCAGCTAAGTTTGCTGTAGCTGAAATGTATAGAATCCTAAGTGTTGGGTCTTTGGTTAGTTCCCATGCAGCCCTAAATGCAACTAATCTAGACTTACCGTGGTCACGAGGAAAGAGTAGAAGCTGATGTGTTTTACTGTCTTGCTTAGTCCACCAGTTGATTACATCTTCGTGGCAAATACCTAGCATCTGCTCAGGTGCAACCAACTTAATGAATACAAAAAGGTCAGACTCAGCCGCTAGTCTTACGTCGTCTAAAGATGGTTTTTTAGGTTGCATATAAAACCTTAGGTGAAATCAAAAGCCAGCTAATTAAACTGGTTGTTTCTTAGTTTCAAGGAAAGAGTAGTTATTGCAGTCAGCAAACCAAGAGGTTATTTCTTTTGACTTAAGCCTGTAATTCATAATCTGATGTACTACTTCGTATGGAGGACACTCAGTAACTTCTTTTACATCTGTTTTGTATGAACCATCAGGTAGTGTAACAACCACCAAGAACAACATCTTC